GCATCTGAACATAAATCTCCCTTTCCCAAGGAATCATATTATCCAATTCAGTTAAACTATATTTGTGATGTTGCATCATAGCAAAGTTAACTTTATAATAATTTTCAAGTGACTCATGGGATAGGGCTATCAGAAAAAACTTGCTAGACCCTCAATTACTACTTCACTTGTTACCTTAGTATTTGGATTTGTAACCGAGACTGTATGAGATAATTTTGGCATAGTCTCAAAAAAATTCTGCACCTTCAAAAATTGTTTAGTATCCATTCCTTCTAAAAATTCATTGATTTCTTTTTTAGAAGAATTAGAAGCCTCATATACTTCCTCACCGTCTACGATTTGATCAATACACATAGATGCAATTTCAAACACATCATCAACATCTGATGATGTACCATCAGACATATTATTTTTAATGAATAAATCCATACTTGGATACTTCATTACAACTGACACATCATCATTCATTTTTATAATGTTTGAATGATCTTTAGATTTGTCAACAACAATTTCATCCAAATCAATTTGAACATCTACTGTAGTTTCATTATCATCAGGACAAGTAATCGTAAGGTCTACAGTTTCACCTACAGATTTTCCTCTAATATTTAGAAAGATATATTCAATATCAAACAAAGCAAGACTATCAACTTTGAATCTAGGTGTCTGAATACAGTTAGATAAAATAGTTTTAACTGCGTTTGCCATTTGATTTTCATCCTCAGTTTCCATAGCAAGTAAAAGAATTTTTTCTTCCTTCACTAGGAAAGGTCTGTACTTAATTTTTTTATTAGTAGATGGCACAACCAACTCATAAGTTGGCGTAGAAAGTTTTGGTAACGTCATTACAACTCCGTATAATCTAGAATACTATCTGAAGTATTTATACACCACTTATGCAAGAAGTCCAACCAATGCTTCCACAACATCTAATCCAGATCCACCGTTAATGGGATCTCTAAAGTTAAGTGCAGATGAAGAGTTAAGAGTTGTAGTTGTAAAAGTTTCATACTCGAAACTTACACCCAGTTTTGAGATAGATGTCTCTTCTCTACTTAATGAAACTGAAGATACGTTTGACGGGAAAGCATTAAATATTTTTGTAGCATGTACCGGAACTGCTTTGTAAAATTTAGTACGATCAATACTTTGTTTGTCACTTATATCTGGAATTATATCTCTAAAAGAATAGGCAGTCCTCTTATCAGTTGGTTCTCTACCATTAATAGTTCCATTCATAGATCTCTCATACTTAACAATTATAATATCAACAGTATAGTCGTCTCTATATGCTGCTCTAAAATTTTGTTGTGGAGACCCTATGCCAATTAAGTTTTCTAAACTCAATTTTTGATTTGCATAACCATAGATCCAATTAGTCCATAGGTCAAACAAATTCTTTATCTGAGAATCAGCATCCATCATAAAAGATAATTCCATCCCACTGAATACTGCACCATAAGCATACTTTAGATTCGGTGTATTAGTAATTCTATAGTCACCTGTTGACATTTGTAAACCAGGCATGGTCGCTTCATCACAATAAAGTCTAAGTAATTGTTTCGTAGAACTCAAATTAAATTGTGGATCCTTAGATAATTGTCGAATTAATTTTGGATTGCTATCTAGTTCTATAGTAACATCATAGAAGTTGCTACTACTGTATCCAGATTTTTTAAATTGTTCTTTAAATGTCGAATAGTTCGACATTGGCGCTACGCCAGATATTCTACTCATTGTGAAGTTTCTCCCCAGACTGCTGATTTACTATACTGTTGATACATATCATTCTTTCTAGTAACAAAACTTTCAATAGGAAGGAAGATAGATGTTTTATAATCTTCTCTATTTATTTTATAAAGAGGTGTTTCTAGTCCCGCTACAACATAATGATGGTAACACTGTTTAGGGAACCTAACCCTACCATTTTCTAATCCTAATATTACATTCATCCTAGACCTGTGTCTTAGATAGTGTAGGTTAGCACCAAAAAATTTTGTACCTGTACTTAGAACATATACAAGTGGAAACTCATCATAGAATTTCAACTTTGCAGCATATGTTGCCTTGTATTCAAACATATAAAGTTCACCCGGAGTCGGTATCATAGACTCCTCCATCTCAGACATATCTGAATACAGATCACCTGATTGAAATTTCATTCTTACTATATCACGATACCAAGAATATGATCTCGGTTCATTACCAGCTAGTTCTCTTATCTCTTGAAAGATACTCATACTTTGAGTTCGTCTTCTGTGATTAACATAAATTTATAATTCCTATCATCACAAAATTCTTTTGCCGCTATCCATTTAGCTTGGTTTTTGGCATACTCAGTGACTTCATAGATATATTTTTTAGTCATTCTTTTCTGAACCTTAGGTTCTCTTGTTTGCTTTTTTGGTTTAACTTCAATTAAATACTTCTGAATGTTTCCATTAACATCCTTAACCTTTATGTAAAAGTCAACAAAGTATCTATGGATCTTATTGTCAAGTGGTGATCTATAGGGAATAATAATCTCTTCACTACCCCACTCAAGTATACTAGGATTACCATCACAGTACTTCATGAATTTTAATTCCCATGAAGATCTATAAATAATATTACGGTAGTCTCCTCTATACTTAGCAGAATTTTTGGGAATGTATTTTCCCTTAAGAGTGTTCATATATAGATATAGGAATAATCATACAAATATTTATGAACCTAAGTTATGGCAAGTAAAATTTACAACATACCTGCAACTGGAGGGGGTCAATTATATTGGCCGGCTAACATAGAAAACCAGTTTGATTATTTGGAAATGGAAATACTGCGATTTAGTCAAAGAAATATATTAAAAAGAGATATAGCAAATAGAAATACACGGATTAATGACAATCCAACAGCGTTTCCATCAAGTTCAGTTGAGACTTCTTTACCTAGTCAAACAATACCATCCGAATCTAGAGATACAAGTACAACTAATCTAAAAACAAAAGGAAAAATACTACTACCAATACCAGACAATGTATCATATACAGATGCTCCCCAGTGGTCAGATCAATCAGTTAATGCATTAGGAAGATTTGGAGCACAAGCAATTTCGGAGATGATGTCTGGTAATAAGGATAACGGCGCTGTCTCCGCTATTCAACAGGCAGCTGAAGCGGGAAAGGTTGGAGTCATTAAAAATCTTTTGGGTAAAATTGGTGTTGACCCAAATGCTGTGGCTCAGAATGTTGCAGGAAAAATTGCAAACCCATATTTACAACAAGTATTCCAAGGTGTTGGAATGAGACAATTTGATTTTAATTGGAAACTTGTACCTAGAAATGAATCAGAACAGAAATCAATACAAAGAATAATAAACACTCTTCGTGCAAATGTATTACCAGGTTTCTCTGATGATTTTTCAGAGGGTGTAGGAGATAACGTAAATGATATCGGTAATATGCTTTCCGCAGACTTTGGAGCTACAACAGCTGCTGATGGTAAGACAGAAATAAAAGGAGGTCTTGCTGGAAGGGTTGGAGTTGATAGATGGTTGACATTACCAAATATATTCAATCTTAAATGGAAGTATGAAGGGGGTGAAATAGATTCACTACCAAAACTAAAACAGTGTGTGTGTAAAAATATCTCTGTTCAATATACTCCTGATGGTGTATGGGCAGCACGTATTATGAATGGAAAACCTCAACCAATTGCATACAATTTAACCATGTCATTTGGTGAAATGTCTATTGTTACAAATTCAGATGTAGTCAAAGGTTTCTAAAAATGTTATTCCGTTCAACACCCAATTTTTTATATCCAGACTTTAAGATAGCTGGTAAGTTTAAACTATCTAAAAATTTATTTCGTAGAGTAAGAGCTAGAGATAGTTTTAATGCAGTCTTTGCATCTTCTAGACAGTATACTATTAAACCTGGAGAAACACCAGATTCAATTGCTAATAATGCATATGATAATCCAGAAAAATTCTGGACTATTTTGTTATTGAATAATATAACAAATATGAATATGGAATGGCCTTTAGATGCTGATGAATTAGATGTTTATATTAGTGAAACATATGGATCTAATGCAGACAAACCAAGACACTGGGAAACAACAGAAGTAAAAGACTATAAACAAAATGTAGTTCTAGAATCTGGTATAATAATTGAAATGTATACCGATAGTACAGAACAAAAACAATCTGGTTACTACCCTAAAGTTTTTAATCAAGCAGCAAATAATGGTAGTGGTGAGTTTGAAACATGGTCATTTGAATATAGGGAAGTAACATCATTTAATAATGAAAATGAACCTGCTACTTTTGTTGACAGAACAATAACTGCGGCACAAAATTTAACTAAAGTTACTAATAGAGAATATGAATATTCAGTGAATGAATTGAAAAGACTTATATATCTACCAACTGGTCTTGCCGTAAGTATTATGGAAGATGAAATTGAATCACTACTAGAATATAATACAGATTATAAAATAACTGATGACGGATATAGAATTTCAGAACGGGTATAAAAAAAGGGGGTCCTAAGACCCCCTTCTTATTAATCATCAAACTCAGCAAGGTT